TGTGTGTTCCAAGACACCTGCTTCACCTTCCTTGGAAAACACATGTAAGAAACCGCACCGCAGAGCATCATTATCCGATATCCTAGGTGCTATCATCACAGCACTTGGGTATAGGCTCAAGCTATACGACTCCCGGACCTATAGTTCACATCTATTGACCCTTGTTGCGCAGATTCCAGGTACATTAGCAGGGGCGCATGGTACATGGTTCGGAGATTCCTACTCATGTTATGTGGATAGTGGGTCGGGGATCATGGTTCGCAGGTTCCAGGCACGTGGTTCACACTACTCATCCTTGGTACATTACCCATAGTAGAGGGGCGTTGTTGCCTTGCCCTTGGTGCATGGTGCATTGGTTCGCTGCCTATTGCTAATGATTACACACACTTACAATTGAATGCTGCCTCTCGAGTCGCGGACCCTGATGATAGAGCCGTAGGCTCGTACATCATCGATAGTGAACATAGTGAACGATATATAATGAAAGTACATTAGCATTAGAGAGAAGGGGTACACCCCGGATTGAAAATTCTTGTTGGATAGTTAGGACCTCGCTCCGAAAAATCTTTAAAATTGAAATATTTGACTTGACGCAGTGCATCCCACTACACTCTACACTTACGTAGCTTTGTGGTTCAGATAACCAAAGTCCCACAACACGTAGATCACCTGGAGCTAGGGACTAATTTCTTATACTAATAATAATGAATTATTCTCAGTGTGTGTGCATAATGGTTTTCAACCCTAGCTTCTTTTCTTTTGCCCTTGTAATTCAGTGGGAGAACTATGGATTTTTAATCCGGTGGTCGCTGGTTCGAATCCAGCCAAGGGCTTCATTCTTTTGCTTAAGTAGCTCAGTTGGTAGAGCAGCGGTTTTGTAAACCGCAGGTCGTAGGTTCGACTCCTATCTTAAGCTCCATCTTTTCTCCTTGACACAAATACCCCCCATACCTCATACTAAACTTACCCACTTTTACAGTACTTCTAGTACTCATTGCTATTGTTTTCATGCGGCCCCGACTTTAATCCCTTTTAGTCGGGGCTTTTTTGCATTTGTTTTCACTCTGGAGTACACTTAGGGGATGAATGACTTAACTAATGAGCCATTAGGCGACGAAACATTTACAGAAGTGGACAAAAAGACAGGGGAGCTCGTTACGTATTGCGTATTCTCTGGAGAAGTGGTTAACAAACAATCGTATTCTTCAGATCTGGCAACACGTTACAAGTACTGCCCTGAAATAGGGGATGCAATCTCCGACCTCATGCGAACCGGAAGCACAATCACTGACATTGCTAAGATGGAGAACATGCCAAACGCTGCAGTTATTTATCGCTGGCGTAGAAGGTATCCAGATTTTGCCAGGTCCCTCAGAGAAGCACGAGAGGATAGAGCAGAGTATTTTGCTGATAAGATGGTGAGTACAATTGAGGCGGCCACTGACAAGGAAGATATCTCTATTGCTAAGGAGCAGGTTAAAGTTTACCAATGGCAAGCGGAGCGCGCGAATCCTACTGATTATGCACCTAAACGGGAAGTAAAGATAGAAGCTGAGATTAGAACCGTACCAATGTACGTTATTGAGACCGGAATTGACAGGTCGCCTCCAGTAACAGAGAATATTGTTGACGCAGTATTCAGTGAAGTCACGGATGACGAAATCTCCAAGGATGGAGGCGCTGATGTTTGATACTAATAATACCACGACACCTGAAAGTCAAGAACCTGGGCAAGATTTATCCCACTCTCTAATACGTGATGAAGTCACAGGAGAGATGCGGGAGATGACCTGGCAAGAGTTAGGTCTAAACGATCCTGCTGATACTCATAAGCGAGTATATTCAGAGCAACACAACTCTGGTGCAATTGCCCAAGCTTCCGAGCTGGTAGAGAGATACCAGGCGAACAAGGGGATGGTAAAAGATGCTATTCCTGAGAATGCTAAAGTAATTTCAACAGGTTACAAGGCGCGCCCTCTTCAGGCCAAGCTCCATAGATCCCTTAATCGTTTTAATGTACTTGTCTGCCACCGTAGATTTGGTAAGACAGTCTTCGCGATTAACGAGCTCATTGACCAGGCGATCAGAAACCCACTACATAATCCGCACTATGCGTACATTGCTCCTACTTATGGGCAAGCAAAGAAGATTGCGTGGGATTATATTAAAGAATTTGCGAATATGATTCCAGGGTACGAGGCTCGAGAGGGCGACCTGGCGATTAATATCTTCAGACAAGAGATACGCGACAAGGACGGAACGCTAATTAAGCCAGCAGATAAGATAACGATTTGGCTTTTATCCGCAGAAAACCCTGACTCTCTCCGTGGATTGTACTTAGATGGCGTGATCCTGGATGAGTACGGCGATATGAACCCCGTTATCTGGACTCAGGTAATTAGACCAGCTCTATCTGACAGATTTACAGAGTCTCTTAAGATTGAGGGCTGTCCTAGACAGGGATGGGCGATATTCATTGGTACACCTAAAGGGCAGAACCACTTTTATGAGCGCCACGAGTTCGCAATTGAGAACCCTAAGAACTGGTATGGTGTTATTTACAAGGCATCTGAGACAGATCTTATCCATAAAGAAGAACTTGATGATGCCAAGGCAGAAATGTCTGACGATGAGTACAACCAGGAATACGAATGCGACTTCAATGCAGCTATGACAGGTGCATACTTCTCTAAATTTATGATTAATGCAGAGGAAGAGGGGCGTATTGGTGACTTTCCTTATATACCAGGTCAGGGAGTAGCAACTTTCTGGGACCTTGGGATAGCCGATTCTATGGCGATCTGGTTTGTGCAGAAGGTGGGGTCTAAATACCGCGTAATCGATTATCTGGAAGAGCATGGTAAAGGTATGGACTTCTACCTTAAAGAGCTCCAGAATCGTCCATACATCTACTCAAGACACCATTTTCCCCATGATGCGAATAACAGAGAGCTCATCTCTGGCACAGCAAGAATTGATACCCTAAGAACTATGGGATTTTACCCTGCAGATGTTGTACCTAAAGTGCATTTGAAAGCAGATGCTATACACGCTGTCCGAATGAAGTTACCATTATGTGAGTTTAACTTACGGACTTGTCAGCAGGGAATAAACGCTTTGAGGAACTATCAGAGAGATTGGGATCCGAAGCACAAGATATTTAAGAAGAACCCGAAACATGATTGGTCTTCCCACGGCTCAGATGCGTTCCAGACTTTTGCACGAGGTGTTAATGAGCACTTGTCCTTTGTAATGTTTGGAGAGTGGATGGGTAGTTCTGAAGAGAACTCGGAAGCTGATACAGATTATAATCCCCATGAATACTAAGAGAGGTTAGTATGGCCGTATTAAAAACAAAAAGTTCTAAGAAAACATCAGGTAAGTCACAGGAATTTACCAACGAATCGATAGCGCAGCTACGCGCATTAGGTGGAAACCTCACAGCATTCACTGACTCAGTGGCTTCACTCGAGGACTATTCGCCTACTAAGTTCGAAGCTGGATACGTTGATACACAAACAACAGAGAAAGAGAAAGCAACAGGGCAAGTTACTAGTAGAAAGACTACCCGTGACTTTGACGAAGATGTATTCACAGAGGGAGCTGTTTCTTCATTACGTGAGTCACTACTCCCAGCAATGCAAGCACGTTTGGCATCGATCAAGGCGCAGCGTGATCAACCTGGTAGAACACAACTATTATCATCAACATCATTATTAGGATAAGAAATGGCAACTGAAACAAAACCATCACAGCATGATCCAGTGGATCCAAGAATACCTCTACTTAATAAGAGACTCAGTGCGCTTAAGGGCGACCGTTCGACATGGGAAAACTATTGGGAAGACCTGGCAAAGTATAACCTACCACGCAAGGATAATGTTTACGGTAGTCGTATAGATGGCGACCAGATGAATACGTTCCTTTACGACAGTACTTCTGTCCATGCTAATGAGTTATTGGCATCAGCATTGCATGGTATGCTAACTAATCCGATGACAACCTTCTTCGCTGTATCTTCAGGGGATCTTACTATTGATCGCGTAGAGAAAGTGGCCAAGTGGTTAGATGATGTTACAGAGATCACTCACTCATACCTAGATAGCTCTAATTTCCAGACAGAGATACACGAAGTTTACCTGGATCTTGGTGGGTTTGGCACAGGCGCTATGCTCATTGAAGATGATGATGATGATGTATTCCGCTTTGAAGCAATGCCTATCTATCACATTTATATCGCTGAGAGTAAGCGTGGACTAGTCGATACAGTATTTAAGACTATGGAACGTACGATCCGAGAGCTCGCTGATGAGTTCGGGCAAGAATGGATGACAGAAGACCTGGTAGCTATCCTAATGGATAAACCAGATACTAAATATGAGTATTGCCACGCTGTATTCCCTAGAGGGGAAGCATGGATTGATCCTAAAACTAAACGAATGTCAAAGAAACACCCTAAGAGATTACCAGTAGCTTCATTCCACTTCCTAAGTGGTAAGCAAGTAATGATTAAAGAGGGTGGATTCCACGAGTTCCCATATGTAGTACCTAGATGGTCTAAGAACTCAGGCGAGAAGTACGGGCGTGGTCCTGCGATGAAAGCTCTACCTGATACTAAATCATTGAACTCTATGATGGATACGGCGCTTCGCGCAGGAAAAATTTCGTTAGCGCCACCATTACAGGTAGTTGACCAGGGAGTTATGCGCAAGGTTAAGATGAAACCAGGTGCAGTAAACTTTGTACGCCCAGGCGCAGAGATTAAACCAATTATTACAGGCTCAGACTTCAGACATGCAGCTGATGAAATGATCGAGATGCGTACACGTATCAAGCAAGCTTTCTTTATCGACCAACTCCAGATGGAGTCCGGTGGACCAGCTATGACAGCAACAGAGGTTATGCAGCGTACTGAAGAGAAACTAAGACTAATGGGACCTGTACTTGGTCGCCAGCAGTTTGAACTACTTAGACCTACAATCGAGAGAGTGGTTAGCATCCTGGCGAGAAAGGGACTTCTTCCTGAACCACCAGCAGAGATAGCTGAACTAGGTACTATGAAAATCAAGTATAGCTCTATGATCGCTAAAGCACAGAAAGCTTCTGAGCTTGATAACTTCAATAGATTCTACTCATTAGTAGCAGCCCTGGCGGAATTTAACCCAGAAGTAATGGATATTTTGGATGCAGATGATATCGTAAGAGAAGCTGCACATCTCCTTAGTATCAGGCAAAAATCGGTTAAAGATAAAGAAGTGGTTGCTAAAGTACGCGAAGATCGTCAAACTGCTATTAAAGAACAGCAAGAATTAGAAAACAAAAACACGGAGTCAGGTACAGTTAGTAATCTAGCTAATGCCGCTGCAAAAACGGGAGAAGTAGAAGGTGGACAACAATAAAGAAAACAGTGAATTTTTAGAATTGGCCGTAGCCTATAAGACAGTCTTTAACGGGTCCTCTGCAGAGAGGATCCTTGAGGATCTTGATGAGCGCGGTGGTCTTAAATTAGTATCCAACACATTAGATGCACAGCGGTTAGCTTATAATGAGGGCAGACGATCTCTAGTCCTTGAAATCAAGGAGCTAATTGGTATGGATCTTAAGGAATACAAAGAAGCTGTCGATCAAGACAGTTTACAATAGGAGTAAGAAGTGGCACTAGAAACACTAAAAATGGTTAACGAGATAAACGGCGAAACAATTGTATGTATGGATGATCTTAGGGCGCTATACCCTGAGAAATTCAACGAGTCTGGATCAATGGACTACAAATGGTTTGAGGAAAACATTAGACCTCATAACTTTATCTATGTACGACACGATGTAAATTCCCTCTCATTCACTCTACAGAATGGACCGATCAAAGAGAACGGTAAAAACGGGTGCCAGGTTGAGGATATCATTGCTGTAACAAAGCACATTATCGAGAAACTTAATAAGCAGTTCCCTTGTCGTGAGAACGCCATGATGATCACTAAGCTTGATGAAGCTATAATGTGGTCTAAGAAAAGAACCGCTGATAGAGTACAGCGCTCAGTCGAAGGACTAAGCATCAAATAGGCAATTCAGCCTACACATGATCTTTTAGGAGGTAGTCATGTACAAGCAATTAATCCCTTTTATGTTAATGGAAGAAGACCTACTAGGCGGAGGCGGGGCACCCCCAGCTACACCACCTGCAGATGCACCCCCAGCGGATACACCACCTGAAATAGCAGCCTGGTTAACCGGAGCAGATCCAGCACTAATTGCGGATCCTTCAATGGCAAATATCAAAGACCTGGACGGACTAATGAAGTCTTATATCCACGGTCAGAAGATGGTCGGATCTGAGAAGATGGCTATCCCTAACGCGAACTCTAAACCAGAAGAATGGCTAGAGGCAATGCAGACTCTTGGACTTCCAAAAGATGCAGCAGAGTACACACTAAACTCCGCAGAAAATACTAAACTAGCTCCTGAATTTGTAGAGGCCTTTAAAGCTAAAGCTTTTGAGCAAGGTGTTCTACCTAAACAAGCTCAAGGGATGATGGATTTCTACGAGGAAATGGTAGCTTCAGCTGAGAATCAGCACGTTGATACGATGAACTCAGTTAGAGAGCAACAACTAACTGCACTTAAAGAAGAGTGGGGAGATGGCTTCCAGAGAAACGTGGCAGCAGCTAACTATGCAATCGATGAGTTTGGTGGTGAGGAACTACGTACACAGCTTAAGAGTCTTGGACTTAACAATGACCCACAAATTATCAAGATGCTATCTAAAGTAGGTCTTGGAATGAGTGAAGATGAGTTCTCCGCAGGTACAACACCTGGCTTCGGAATGACTCCAGATCAGGCTCAAGCTAAGATGAATGATATGCTTATGGACGCAGATCACCCATTAAACAACAAAACTCACGCTAATCACAAGATAGCTCAAGGTGAGTATAATAAACTAGCGCAACTACTAGCTAAAAAATAGTTTGACTAAAGTACCGTATTGGGATTATCCTTAGACTATGTGAGTTTGGGATAATCCTTACGGCCCCCACAAAAGAACTCTCAAGTATGAACCCCCCTGGGATAATTCAGACGACAACAAAACATAATCGTATTTATTATTAATTAATCCCAATGGAGGGACAAATGGACTTTGAAATCACAGAATGGTTTGTAAACTCATTCAAGAACACAGTAATCCACCTAGTACAACAGAAGACAACTAGAATCTGGCAATTTGCTCGTCACGAGTCACAGCATTCTAAGCTACAATTCTTTGATATCATCGGTGGTACAGATGTTCGTAAACGTACAGCACGTTACGAAGATACACCAAATATGGACATGAAACACCTAAGACGTGGCGTAATGTTCAATGACTACGATTGGGGAACAATGGTAGATAGCGTAGACAAGCTACGTATGATCAACATGCCTACTTCTGAGTATGTTATCGAAGCAAAGAACGCTTTCAACAGAAAGAAAGACTTTGTAATGATCGAAGCGTTTGATGCAGACGTATTCGAAGGTGAAGAAGCTACTAAAGTTGTTTCTTTCCCAACTACTAACTTGCACGCAGCATCTGACGGAACAGATCTTGATTCAGGACTTACACTTGAGGCACTTCGTCTTATCAGAAAGTCTTACCGTAAAGACGAAGTTCTTGACGAAGAAGGCGAAAAGCTCACAATTAATATGTGTTGTTCAGCTGATGAACTAGACTCACTTCTTGGAACTCTTGAAGTTCAGAGTGCAGACTACAACTCAGTTAAAGCACTTGTTAACGGTGAAGTTGATACTTTCATGGGATTCAAGTTCCACCACTCAGAGCAGCTTAATGATGTTGTTGGTACTGTTTACTTCGACAAAGCAACTGGTCACTACTCAGCTACTCAGACACCTGATGCAGCTAGAACTGACGTTGAGGGCTTCCGTAAGATCCCAACATGGGTAGACCGTGGAATGATCAATACAACTGCTGAAGAAGTAATGGCGAAACTAGATGACAGAGCAGACAAGTCATATGCAGCTCAGGCGTATATGAAAATGTCTATCGGGTCTGGAAGAATCCAGGACAAGCTAGTTCGTATGCTTTACGTTAAGAAACAAGCGTAATCAACCAAAATCTTAGGGGTGTAAAAACCCCTTATTCCTTTTAGGAGGGAATAATGACAGCCTTAACTTCAAAATTTGAATCAACACTTCAGTTTGAATCAAAGTATCCGCTACTTCCACAAGCATTGAACGGTGGAAAAGTTAAATGTGTTAAAGACACAATTAAAATGGACTACGATTTCCAATCCGGAGATGTTTTTACTTCTGACCTAATCATCCCAGAAAATGCCGTAGTAGTTGATGCAGCCGTACTCGGACCTGCTAAAACAACTGGTATCTTTTCTCTTGGAGATGGTACAACTGCAGATGCTTTCGTAACTGATTGTAATCTTGATGCAGCTCTTACTCGCTACCAGAAAATGGCAGCTGGAAACTCAGCTCTACTCGAAAGAGTTCTAGTTGATACTCCTGTTGTTCTTACTTGTTCTGAGAACGCGACAGGTGCAGAAGGTGCTGATACAGAGATCAGCGTTGCAATTTACTTTATCTTAGACTAAACTTTAGATAGTATAGTGCTAATAGAGGGGAGTCTAGTACTCCCCTTTTTCCGTATGTGAGGTTTATATGGCATCTAAAGTCGATATTTGTAACAGGGCGCTTTCTTACCTTGGAGCACAACTAATCACTTCATTCGATGAAAAAACAAAGAGTGCTGAATTTTGTAGACTATTCTACACAGACGTACTCGAATCTATGTTAAGAAGTCACCCCTGGAACTTTGCCACCACAAGAGTGACATTAAACCAGGTTCCATATGAGACTTCGACAGGTGAGGTTGCTTACCAATTACCAGCTAATTGTCTTCGCCCATTGTGTAATGCAATTAATGAGAAAATTCGATACGACATTGAAGGTAGACTTCTCTTAACCTATGAGAATACGTTTGTACTTAAGTATGTTTACCTTGAGGAAGACGTTAACCAGTACGATACGATGTTCCGTAAAGAGTTCGCTCAAGAGTTAGCTATTGAGTTGGCCCCTTCAATTACCAACAGCACATCAAAGAAACAAGAGTTAAAAGCGGATTTTGCCGAGCAGAGAGCATTTACTCAGCACGTAGATTCGCAGGACGATAACGAAGTTAACTATCTGATGGACGGTGAGATGCTTAATGTACGTCACCAGGGAACAGGTAGAATAGGACCAGTGGTACCGTAATGCCTAAATTTAAAAGCTTAGTGAATAGTTTCGCCTTTGGTGAACTCGGTGCAGAACTTAGTGGCCGTAGTGATATTAAAGAATACTCCCAGGGCGCGAAGAGTATTATCAACTTTCTACCCAGACAACAAGGTGGAGTACAAAAGCGTCCAGGACTTCACCTGGATAAAGTAGTACCTGCGTTTAACTCCGAGATATTCAATACTACAAGTGAACCTGTTTATACGCCTTTCGTTGAAGGTGATGTAATTGCGTTTAAGATCCTAGAAGTAGGATCACAACGTCTTCACATTATAGGAAAGCGTGTAGTAGTTTCCGGTACAGAGCGAACAGTTCTAGCTTTTTATGACTATGATAATGAAGTCAGTGGGAGCAATCTAGCCCCACTAACAATGCGCCTAATTACAACATTACATCTCCCAGAATTAGTTCCTGGTGAGATAGTTCAAGTAAAAGCGATTGGTGATGGTGGTGTTATTACAAGTACAGAAGGTACTATTGCGCCTCATCATATACGAGCAGCAGCTAATGAATTAGGTGTTGTTAGTGTTAATACAATCGAGAACATTTTCTTTGGAAAAGGTAATATTGGAACACCTAATCCATTTTCAGGGGGGTCGATCC